ACCACGAAAGACTTTGACGACCTGACCGAGTACGACACGGCCACCTCCCGGTTTATTTGCAACAACACCGGGACGTATGTCTTTGCGGCGGGCGTCGTTGGTAGTCAGGCCACATTAGTTCGTCGGCAGCTCGCTATTTACGTCAACGCGGTCATGTATCAGATCATCCAGGACGCATGGAGTACGGGGCCTATGTGCATCGCTGGGAGTTCGGCGCCGATCAAGTTGAATGCCTTTGATCAGGTGTCTGTCGAGTATTACAGCGACCAGCCGGAGACAACGACCACTGGCAAACAGAACACCTATTTCGGCGGCTGGCGCATCAAATAAGCCTTGATTGGCACAGTCTTTGAAAAGGCCGATAATCGCCAAAACCCCTACATTCGACAGGACAAAAATTAACATGCGGAACTTCCTACTGATCGGCCAAGGCATCAACACCACGCCATTGCTGGCCGCTATCGCTCGCAAACCGGAGCTTTGGACCGCTGACACCTATCTCCGCGACTACCCACAGGGGCCGTTCGGGGAGATCGATTCAATCATTCTTCGCTTCCCGGTCAAGTCGGTGAAGGAAACCGAAGCCGAGGTGCTTGATCACTTTTCGAAGTACGACCAGCACGAATGTATTGACCAGCCAGCCTATGCCCTGTTGCCAGAAGCTCGCCCACTCATCATGGCCCTGATGGCCTATGTAGGCGGCACTCGGCTCGGGCGCGTCATGATCAACCGAATCAAGCCTGGCGGCGTGATATTCCCGCATTGCGACACGCCAGAACATGCGGAATATTGGTCGCGGCACCATATCTGTCTACAGGCAGAGCCGGGGGTGGTTTTCCGTTGTGAAGACGAGCGCGTTTACATGGGACCGGGCGAGACGTGGTACTTCGACAACTCGCTGGAACACGAGGTCATCAACAACAGCCGGACAGACCGTATCTCAATGGTCGTCGATGTGAGGTGCGCATGATTACCGTAATGGTCGAATCGCTTGAAGAACACTTGCCGGAGCTGATGCCGCTGCTTCCACTTCACTTTGAAGAACTGGCACTTAATAAGGATAAAGTCCCTCTTTCTCCGCAATATGACGTCTACCTTGGCCGTGAACGCCAAGGCCAGCTGATGTTTATGGTGGTGCGCGACGGCGGCGAACTGATCGGGTACTTCATCGGCTTCGTTGCTCCGGGCCTGCATTACTCGACCTGCTTAACTCTGATCATGGATATTTTCTATATCCACCCAGACCACCGAGGGAACAGCACCGGTTATAAGCTGTTCAAGGCTGTCGAGGAAGAGGCGCGGCGCCGTGGTGTGGATCGTATGTTTGTCGGCTCTAAAGTCCACCTTGATGCATCCTGGCTCTTTGAGCGCCTTGGGTATGAAAAGGTAGAAACCACTTACACGCTCTGGATGGGGGAATAAATCATGGTCGCAGCAGCAGTAGTTGGCAGCGCCGTCGTTGGCGGCGTTGCTTCAAACATGGCGGCAGGAACTCAAGCAGATGCCGCGAACAGATCGGCAGATATGCAGCAGCAGGCCGCGCAAGATGCAGCAGGTCGCCTACAACCCTATGCGGCAGCCGGACAGCAGGCTTTAAACCCGCTTTGGTCCGCTATGGGATATACAAACCAATCTGACCCGGCAGCCGTTTCTCAAGCACAAAGCAAATTGCAAGGTCTTATCGACCTGAAAAACAAAAACGGATGGAGCGGCCAGATTGACCAGGCAATTTCCAGCGCTCAATCAGAATTAGAAAGCGCGCAAAAAGGACCTTTGGCTGTTGATCCAAATTCAACGCTACAGAAGCAGTTCAGTTTTAATCCGTCCGACCTGCAAAACACCCCAGGCTATCAATTCACAATGCAGCAGGGCCTGCGCGGCGTGCAGAACCAAATGTCTAGCCAAGGGCTTGGGTTGTCAGGTGCCCAGATCAAGGGGGCTGAGACGTACGCAACGGGGCTTGCTGACAACACCTATAACCAGCAATACAACAACGCTCTAAGCACCTATAACACCAATTATCAGACAGCATCAAACAACGTTAACCGCCTGCAAAACATGGTGAATATGGGGCAGAACTCGGCAGCAGGCCAAGGGCAAGCGGGCATGGCTGGCGCGGCCGGTGCGGGCAACTACACCACCCAGGCAGGCAACGCGACCGCTTCTGGCTACATGGGCATGGCGAACGCTGCAAACTCCGGCGCGCAGAACTACATGACCTATAACGCCCTGTACGGGGACAGCGCAAACAGCGGGACACCATCGTCTGTAAACCTTGGCGATACTTTCAGCGGCTTCAACTTCTAAGGGGCGCATGCCATGCCAATTGATCCAACCATAGCTGTCGGGCAAGCGCCTCAGAACTTCACACAGACGCTTGGCAATATTTCCCAGCTCAAGGGGCAGATGCTCCAGCAAAACCAGCTCACGCAACAGATGGGCGCCAATCAGGCTACATCACAGGCCATCCAGCAATCTACCGACCCGACCACTGGGAAAATTGATACCAATAAGCTCTCAGCGATCATGTCCCAAGATCCACGAGCGGCTTACAACCTGCTGCCAACACAGAATTCAATTCTGGAGAATCAGCAGAAACAAATCGGTATTGACTCAAGTCAGTTCGATTTGGCTAAAAAACGAAGCGACTACATGCAAGGGGCTATGGGTAGCCTGCTGAGCAAGCCAAATATATCTCCAGATGATTTTTACACCATCGCCGCCGATGCCGTTAAAAATGGCGTAATACCCGCCGATATGGCTGCTAAGCAGTTGTCTAGTCTGCCCACCGATCCAACTGCCCTACGCGAAAAGGCACAACAAATGTTGTTCCAGGCCCAGGATACAGCCGGGAAGCTCCAGATGATGATGCCGCAGAACAATGTAATGGATCTTGGCGGGGCAAAAGTCGCCACAAGCACGAACGCCATGACGGGTCAGGTCACGCCAATGGCTCAGTTCAACAACACAATGGCACCCGGCGATGCGAACAGCATGGTGCAGGTCTACAACCCACAAACACAGTCAATGGTCATGGTCACCAAGGCCCAGGCTGCGCAGATGGCGAACGGCGGCGGTCAAGGCCAGCAAGATCCGTCAACAATGGGCCTTCCGGGCACTGGCGCGAACGGGCGTTATCCGCAGCAGCAACAACAGCCAATGATGCCGGGTATCCCGGGCGGCGGGCTGTCGGCAGGCCCGTCGTTGGGAGCTGGCGCGGCGGCGGATGTTACGGCGGCAGGGGCGGCGAAGAATGCACTGTCATTGCAGGCCAACGCCGAAGGATCGCCACAGCGCGTTATGTTCCTGCAAAACATGGCGAAGGAATTGCAGAACTTCAATGCAGGCCCAGCCGCAGATTGGACAGCGAAGGCCAAGGCACTCGCATTGCAGGCATTCCCCGGTGCGTCGGTGGCAGCAGGAATCGATCCGTCAACCGTGGCATCGAAAGAAGAGTTCACGAAATACGCCACGAACTTGGCGATGAACTCAGCAGCAGGATTGGGCGGCGGCACCGACTCACAACTGGCGACGGCGGTATCTGGTAACCCCCATGCCGAACTCAGCAGCCTCGGCAACGCGCAGATCATTCAAGTGCTGACAGGGATCGAACGCGGCGTGCAGGCCAAAAACATGGCCTGGCAGAACTCCGGCGTTCCTCCTGAGCAGTACGGCAAATGGTCGGCGCAGTGGTCCAAACAGGTTGACCCGCGTGTTTTTGTTGCGCCTGAAATGTCCCAGGAAGATCGCGCCAAGATGTACAACGCATTGAAACCGGCAGATCAAGAGCGGTTTATGCAGTCGTACCGCACCGCGATTCAGAGCGGGATCATTCAACGCCCAACGCAGCAATAGGGGCTTGAGCCATGTCATTTGAGAAACTGTTAGACCAGGCCGGACGCGTTTATAACGTCGATCCGGCCTTATTGCGTGCGCAGATGATGGCGGAAAGCGGTGGCAACCCTAATGCCGTCTCAAACCAGAACGCGCAAGGGGCGATGCAGATCATCCCATCAACCCAAAAAGCTTTGGGCGTCACCGACCCGTATGACCCGGCGCAGTCAATCAACGGCGCTGCCAAACTGATGGCAGAGAATCTAGACCGCTATGGGAACGTGGCGGACGCCGTACGCGCCTATCACGGGGGGACGGACCAGGCCAATTGGGGGCCAAAGACTCAGGCGTACGCGCAGAAGGTTTTGAACAGCTACGGCGGCGCGGCGCCACAACCGCAGGGAAACCAGCAAATGAGAACTGCACAACAGCCGCAGGATGACTTGGCGAACGACTTCGCTATGCCGAGTGCAAAAGCGGCGCCGGTTTCAGCGCCAGCCCAGGCCCCGGCAATGATGGGCGGTATTCCGCAGGCCCAGGCCCAGCAAGCCCCGGCTGATGACTTGGCGAATGACTTTATGATGCCATCCGCCAAAGCTCCTACAGCAGCCGTAGCGCCTCAATCACCACAACAAGCGGCGATGGCTCAGCAGCAGCCAGTAAACGCCGCGCAGGCACCTAACCAGCAGCAAGGTGGCATTCTTAATGGCATTTACAACTATGCCAAGGACGCCATCAATCCAGAACTCATCGGCGCCGCCGCAGTCGAGGGCCTGAAACGCGGCGTCGATACTCCGGTCGAGTACCTGACGAAGTGGATGGGCGGCGATTACAACGCCCAGGTTGCCACCGATAAGGCTCGGCGCGATGCCTACGACGCAACCAAGCCGGGAGCGGCGGCTACCATTGCAAGGCTTGGCGGTGAAATGGCAGGCCCAGCCGGTGAAATGCTGGGTGCTGGTCGTATCGCCACAGCCGGGGGCAATGCGCTGTTGAGTGGAATGCGCGCCACTGAGGCAGGATCGGCAGTGGCTCCGGCACTGGCATCCGCAGGAAATTTCCTTGCGGGCAACGGTGGGTTCCTTTCCCGTGTGGCGAATATGTCGGGGCAAGGCGCAGTGGGTGCCGCGCTGACTTCTGGCGGCGGAAACCCTATTCCTGTTGATGATCAGATCGCCGTAGGTGCCGCATTGGGCGCAGCAATCCCTATTGCGGGCGGAATCATTGGGGGCGCCGGTAAGGTTGCCAAGGGTATCTATCAGGGTGCCAACCGATTGGCTGGCGGTGGGCAGGATGCAGCCCTGAATGATCTGGTTGGCAGTGCAGCTCAAAACGCATCGCCCGCTCTGGCATCGCTACCAAAAGGCGCAACCCTTGATGAGATTGGTCAAGCAGCCAATGTCAGGAATGCGGCTTCCCAATCGAACGTGCTGGAAAATGCCTTGGCCGGTAAGTCTTCGGGCGCCCCGGTCGGTGCGGACTTTACGCAATACATTCCAGGCGCACCACCGCCAACGCTAGCGCAGGCGACCGGAAACTCTGGCATAGCTGAAATTGAGCGGGCCATGAACAGCCGGAACTCGGCGCCGTTCAATGCGCACGAAATGGCTACCAACGCAGCTCGGGGGAACTTCCTACAGCAGATCCGTGGCACTCCTGACACGCTGGCAGAGCTTCAAACGGCAAGGGACACCGTTACGGCGCCGATGCGTGAAGCGGCCTTGGCTAACACCACAGGACCGGCAGACGCCAAGCCAGTCGCTGACCTGATCGATAACATGCTGGCCGGTCCTGACGGCAAGCAAAGTGCCGTACGCGCCGCGCTCAATAAGGCGAAGGCTGGCCTGTTTGACCCAGCAGGTAACCTTGAGACTGATCCGTCCATGCTTTACGGCGTGCGCAAGGAGATCAACAACCTCATCGACCCACTCGCAGGATCTCCAACCTCTGACACGAAACTGGCAGCGGCGCAGCTCGGCAAGGTAAAGGACGCACTCGACGGCGTGATTGAGCCGGTAGCTCCAGGCTTTGGCGCTTACATCAAGACGTTTGCCGACATGTCGAAGCCAATCGAAGCGCAACGGTTCCTGCAAAGCCGTGATCTTACAGACTCGACCGGGAATCAGTTTTCGCTGAACAAGACGAAGCAGCTCATGCTGACAATCCAGAAAATGCAGTCGGCCCCTGGCGCCAACCCAGCCAAGTCTATTACCCCTGAACAAATGAGCGGCCTACAAGCGCTTCACGCGGATCTCCAGCGTCAAGCAAACTCGCAGCTTGGGATCGGCAAGAACTCAGCCACAGCCCAGCTATTGAACGGCAATTCATTGATCAATGGGATTACCGGAAACGGGGCCTTAGCTCAATTCGGCCCTCATACCTTGGGCGCCTCAGTGGGCGGCATGGTCGCCGGACCTTTGGGCGCCGCCGTAGGTGGCGGGGTTGGTCACTTGGCTGGCAGCGCCATGAACAGCGTTGCCGAGGCCCGGTCCGCGGAACTCAATTCAAAGCTTATCGATTTGCTTCTGGGCAAGGGTGGGCCTGAGTCTTTGAACATGCTCATGCCGAAGGCGCAACAGGGCTCCAGTAATGGGCTTAGCGAGCTGCTTGGCCGGGGGCTTGGCGCGGCGGCTACCACTGGCGTAAAGAACAAGTAACAATACCGGCAGGGCGGGGGCTATCAACCCGCCCGTAAACAAGTCAGCAAGAGCCATAGGAAAAAACCTCATGAGCCAGAACATCCCGATGGGGAAGCAGCAGTTTTTCGATATTAACGGTAAACCGTTGGTAGGCGGGAAAGTGTTCAACTACGTCGTGGGCACCACCACTCCGTTAACGACGTATCAGGATTCAGGTCTGACGGTGCCCAATACTAACCCGGTCATTCTCGATGCTCGCGGGCAATGCTCGATGTATGGGAACGGCAACTATCGGCAGATCCTTCAAGACTCAACCGGTGTGCAGATTTGGGATCAAGTCATCCTTGATGCCGCTGCAAACATCGTCATACCCGCAAAAGCAAACAGCATTCTTAACGTTCAAGTTTTCACTACGAATGGAACTTATACGCCGACAACAGGGATGAAAAATTGCTACGTCAAGTATTGCGGTGGTGGTGGTGGATCTGGCGTGGTCACCAACACATCGGCAAGCCAAGTTTCGGCGGCGGGCGGTGGTGCGTCTGGCAGTTACGGGGAGGCATGGCTTACGGCATTGCAGATCGGCGCCAACAAAGCCATCACCGTGGGTGCGGGCGGAACGGCGGGGACCGGCTCAAGTAACGGTGGCAACGGCGGCGTGTCCTCAATGGGCGTTCTGCTTATTGCTCCAGGCGGCGGTGGTTCCCCATTGGGCCCAGCCATCAGCACAGCAGCAGCGTTCATTATCTCTGGCGGAATTCCTGGCGGCGTCGTAACGGGCGGCAATGTAATTTCCGGTAATGGAACTGGTGGATCTCCAGGCCTTTGCATGCTCACGGCTTCCATTGGCGGCTCTGGCGGATCAACTCCGATAGGTATTGGCGGTCAAACCGGCGCCTCGATCACCGCAGGCTCTGGATATGGCGCGGGCGCAGCCGGTCAGTTTTCAGGTCCATCTAACGCTTTGGCAAAGGACGGGCTACCTGGAATCGGCGGGGCCTTTATAATCATCGAATATTCATAAACAGTCGCCCGAAAGGGCGATTTTACTATCTGGAAAATAGGGGCGGGTATGCAAATCAATGATCAGGCAGGAAGCACACGAGGGATGGGTGACAGGATTGGGGCGCTGGAACAGGATATGAAAGTTGTGGTGTGGCGACTTGGTGAGGTTGACCGGCGCCACGACAGCTCACCGGAACGACTCGCAAAGGTGGAACAGGTCATGGCATACCAATCTGAAAAGCTTGATGACATGGAACAGGGCATAACTCGCATTCAAAGGTCAGTGGAAAAAATGGGCACTAAAATAACGTGGGGCTTGAGTGCGGCGGCAACGCTGATGATCGTTCTCGATAAGGCATGGCCGTTCATCGTTGGGGGGCTTTCCTGATGGCTCGCCAACTCGATCTAAAAGACCTCGGCGCCGTAGGCGATGGCGTAGCAAATGACACCGCCGTGGTGAATGCCGCGCTTGCTGCCAACAAAGCCACCTATGCACCCGAAGGAAAGTACCTTGTTACATCGCTGACCAATGAGCTTGGGAACGTGATTTACGGACCGGGCCAGATTATCAAGGCGACAGCAGTGGGGAAAAAGCTGCTCAACACACACACCGACGACAATCAAAACTGCTTTGGTCTGGAATACCTGCTTGCCATTAACACCAAGTTGAACAACAACGTGCAGCAAGTGAAAGTCGTTCTATCTGGCGACTCGACCACAGAAGGCGGAGGCTCACACTCCCCATCACCGCGCACTATGGCCGAACAGCTCAAGATCGCCGCAGCGGATCGCGGGTTTTGGGCGAACTGCATCAACGCAGGCCATGCGGGCATGTCAACTGACACATGGGTTTCGTCCTATGTCGCCAATGACGCAGCCCAGGCGCCAGACCTGTACATCGTGCGCTGGGGCCTCAACGATGTTTATTACGGGCGCACCATACAGCAATTCGCCGCATCGCTCCGGGCTGGCCTGACGATCTTCCGTAACGCCAGATCAATATCGCAATCTTCCATCCTGTTGTTGCCACCAAGCGCCGCGTCTGACGATGCTGGCGGTCGGAATGAGCTTTGGAACGTCGCCGCGAACAAGGTGGTGCGTCAGGTAGCTCGGGAGTTCGGGTGTGCCTATCTGGACATCTACGCGGCGGCTGCTGATGCGGATATGGGATCTGGTTTGTGGCTCGACGGCACCGTTGGTGGGCGTAACGGCATTCACCCGCTCGGGCAAGTGAACATGGTCTATTGCGATCTGATCGCTGACATCGTGTTTAAGAGGAACCTCAACCCGCGAGTCGCGCCGTGGACCCAGAAAATCATGCTGGCGTCTGACCTCCCCAACAAATACCCCATCGGCTGGTCGCTCTACACCGCAAATGGCTTCTCGGCCAGCTTTGGTACTGCCCAGGTTATGACCTTGCGTTCGGCTGACGGGTACTGCATTCAGCACGTTTTCAGTGGGCAGGACGTGGGCGGGATCGTCAACAGCAACGAAGGCACCCGGATCGGTAATGCAAACAACAACTCGTGGGGAGAATTCATCACCCGTGACCCGGTTGGCATTGCACTGGCCGGGTCTTTCGTTGGCCTGGCGGGTATCAGTCCAGCACCGCAAGCCGCCATCGCCAACCGTATCTGCCACTTGACCGGTTTTATTTCGCTGGCGACCGTGGCGTCTGTTCCAGACGGAGCGCTTCTTGGCACACTACCGGTATCGTTCCGGCCTCAATCAACAGTCGAACAGTTTGTCGTTCCAATCAACGACGGCACATCGCTTGGCATTGGGAACGTGTCCATCAGCAGTGGCGGTCAAATCACCAAGATCGGAACCGGTAATTTCAAATACATGGCCCTCGGGGGCATTAGCTTCCTGGTCGGGAACTGAGGTGGTTATGCAGCTAATTTCGCAGTGGAAAAAATGGCATCGTCGGTACAGCGTGCATATCGTGTCGCTGATGCCGGTTATCGCTACCGCCCGCGATCAAGTCCCACAGATCCGCGAGTTCCTGCCACCGGCTGTTTACTCGGCTGTCATGGTGGGGCTGTTCGTGGTGTTCTTGGTCGCGCTCAACGTCAAGCAAGAGTCGCTATCGCAGGAGGCTAGTAATGGACCTGACAAGACTGTCTGACCAGCTCAGCATGGACGAGGGGCGCAAGACGCGGATCTATCTCGACACGGCAACCCCGCCAAAGGTAACTGGCGGCGTTGGCCGAAACCTGACGGACAAGGGTTTCAGTCAGGATGAAATTGATCTGATGCTGTCGAACGATATCGTCGAGGCGATATCGACTGCCCGTGCGCTGGTCCCAGGCTTCGACCAGCTCAGCGATGTCCGGCAAGAGGTGATCGTGAACATGGCGTTCAATCTTGGTTACAACCGACTGTCTGGTTTCAAGATGTTTTTGGCCTCGGTCAACTCCAGTTCATGGGACGACGCCGCAGCCGAAATGCTCCAGTCAAAATGGGCAACTCAAGTGGGCGCACGGGCAACGCGCCTTTCCTATGCCATGAAACACGGGGTGTTCCAATGAGCCTGTCTATGATCATCCTGGCGATTGTGTCCGTTGTGTCTGCAATCATCGGGGCATTCGTCGGCCACCCATTCAGCAAAGCAGCAGGCAAGGCACAGGGCGCGCAGGAAGTAACGCAAGCCCAGGTGGTTGATCAGGCAAAGGCGACGGTGGAAGCCGTCCAGGAGCGCGCAAGTGTTGAAAAAACTGTTAATTCCTCTACTGATAGCGCTCTCAACGACAAGTTGTCAGAGTTCAATCGTTCGGATTGACACGGCCTGTTCATGGGTCAAGCCGATATCAACGACAGCGCAGGACCGGGCCACGCTAAGCCGTGGAACCAAGGAGGAAATAGCCGCCCATAACGATTTATGGAAGGCGCATTGTTTGACAGCGAAATGAGAAAGGGCGCCGATTATGGCGCCCTTTTTTGTGGTCTGTTATTCGAAGTTTCGCCGGATGAAAACGTAATTCTTGCCGACCTGCATCAGTCCATATCCGGGGCTTTTTATCCTATCCATCAGCTCTTTGAAGGTGTACAGACGAATTTTCATTTCTCATGCGCTCCCTTTCCTGATATGCCAATTGGCGTATTTTGCTGCATTTATCATGCTTGCGGGTGTTGCGCGACTTTCCGCAAATATCGCACATGCCGTCCTGCAAAATTATGGTCCCTTTCGGGATTCCGTTGGTCATGCCTTCCACGCCTCAACCCATCCAACAACCTGCGTCACGCCTTCTGCAAATGAAGGCGGCTTGTTCGCACACCCGTTGCGCAGGTTGTCCAGCAGATCGTCGATCAATGACGGCTCCGTCAAGGTCTTCTGTGCGTCCATTAGAACGTCGAGAGCGTATTGCTTGCCCTGGCGGAACTGGTAGTTATCGTTTCGTCTGGTCATTTCCCAGCCCTCTTGAACGCTTCCAAAACGTATTGGTCAGTCTCAGCCTGGCCGCGATACCACTTCACATAACTGCTCGGCACGTCAGAGATCGGTTCGCCTTTATGCTTTCCAAAGCCCATCACCGTAGGAATACGCGCGCAGTCGCTCAACAAAAGAACTTGGTCCCAGGTATCGATGCATAGGTCGCGCTTCTTGATCTCGAGCAGTAGGAATTTCAGAAGAATGGCGCAGCACTTCACGTCAGCCAAAGCCGAGTGCGCGTTTTGCACCATGTTTCGCGCCCAGCCTAGATTGCCAATGGTCGAGCCGATGAAATAGATCATCGTTGTTTGCTTATGGTTGTCCATTTCTGGGAATAGCCAGCGGCTCAGGGCCAAGGTGCAGATGCGTTTAACGTCTGGCTCACCAAAGATCCGGTGGTCAAAGTCGATATTATGGCCTATCAGGAATTCAACCTCCTCTTCAAACTCAAACAGGCTTGATGCGGCCATTCCATCCAGATCACTTGGGATGATGTTGTGTGTAGCCATAGCGCCTAGCTCGATACTGCAAGAAGGCTGGAAACGCTGGTGATAGAACGGCAGCGCCAACGGCTTGGCAAGCGCTATAAACTCTTCCGGAGTTCCTGGCAGAATCAACCATGCCGCCTCAATAATCTCCGCGTCCTGGCCGGTACCAGTTGTTTCACTGTCTGCAATTATCGTCCTCATGCTGTCAGCTCCGCGATACCGTTTTCGATCCAGACACCACCCACAGTCGGCGGTAGTGCTGGAAGCGCCTTCAAGGTCCCCGACAGAAGCATGGTGTCCATCGACTCCAGCTTACCCAGCTTGATCAGCATCATCAGTAAGGCCGTCCGTGACTTGAGATCCAGAACATCGAAGCGGTCCAGCACCACCAAACGGAGCTGACTGATTTGGGCAACAGCCAGCGCGATAAGGCAATCGACACGCCATTTCTCAGACTCGCTGCAAAGGCCGTACAGGCGCCCGCCGAACGTAACTGCCATATCGGTATCGATTTCAGCCTTAGACCAGCCACACATGCCAGCAAGCACGGACATCGACTGATTTACCGGCGCCATCGCGTCAGCAAGCAGTTCGCCGGGGATGCCGTCAGGTGCCAGCGCATCACCAACCGAGATCCAGGCCTTAACGTCGGCGTGCGCCTTGGCTGCGTCCTTGGTTTTGGTCACGCATGATTCAGCGTCATACCGCGCCTGTTGTTTAGCGTTGAACTCTTCACGAGCGGCAGTGATCATCCCGGCTAGCTTCTCGACCGACACCAACGCACGGTCAAGTTTGTCTTGGTCAACCTTGTCGAAAACCTCGGCGCTGATGGTTTTGAATTGCTCGGCAGCGTTTTCAGATTGCGAGATATCCCGCAGGTCGTTGTCGCGGGTGCGGCGCATGAGGGCAATGGCTTCTTTCGCCTTGGTCACTTCCAATGCTAGGGTTTGGGCGCGCCCGGTGTCGGCTTTCAGACCGGCGAACTTTTCAAGCTTGCCATCAACGAAACGAAGGTCCTCATCACAGCACGGGCACTTAATCGGCTCGGCCCCAGCGCGGCACTCGGCCAGGGTTTCAACCAAACCTGGCAACTTGGATTCCCAGGCGGCAAGATCCTTTTCTGTCTCGGCCAACTTGGCTTTACGGCGCGGCAACAGCTCGGCAGTTTCATCTGCATCGCTCAGTCTTTGGTGCCAGCTATTCGTTGCCTCAGACAGCCCGCGTTGATAAGCGATATAGGCCAGCCCATCTTCGCGGTTTTTTTGGTGCTTGGTTGCCTTTGCAAGCAGTTCGTCTAGTTCCTCTTTGGTAGGAGCCTTCCCCTCTGGTTTCGGAGCGCTCCAGCCTTCGGCAACGACGCTTCCCCATACTTGCCCGGTGATTGCCTTCCATGCGCCTTTTGCAGCCGTAGCGCGTGCGTACGCCTCTTTGCTGGCAGCAGGGAATCCACCGTGCAGCATAGGCGAGAACTCTTCCACCATTTCTTCGCTGATGCCGCGCTCGATCAGCTTATCGGCGATCAGCTTGCCGCTGGCCTTGATTCCTGTCAGGCCGAACAGCATGGTCCGGCGTGCGTCTGCATCGACCTCACAGAACAGCGACGGGCGCAGCACGAAAGGCAGGAACTCTGCCCCGGCGATTGCTGGCGCGCCATGCTCACCCTTTGGCAGCCGGAACTCGGCGGCATCCTCAATGCCTTCGAACGTGACATTGATCCGGCCTTTCTCGGCGCCGTTGTTCAATGCTTGATTGAGATTCTTTTTCAGGTCAACCCGGGCAGGCTTGCCAAGAATCGCCATCGACAGGCAATCACCAATGCTGGACTTCCCAGCCGCGTTATCTCCGGCCAACAGCGTTACGGCGTTTTTCAGATTGAGATCAGCGCGGGCAATACCCAGCACGGAGCTGATGGTGATTTGATTAATTTTCATTATTAAGCATCCTTTTCAATTTGCGCGGTAGATCCGGTCCACTCACCATCATTGATCAGTTGGCGTAGGCGTTGCTCTTGGGCGTCCCGTGCTGCGTCCCGTGCTGCGTACCATGCTTCGTCCCCTGCTGCGTACCGTGCTGCGGCCAGTGCTGCGTACAGTGCTGCGTCCTCTGCTGCGTCCTCTGCTGCGTCCTCTGCTGCGGCCCATGCTGCGCCCCCTGCTGCGTCCTCTGCTGCGTCCTCTGCTGCGTCCTCTGCTGCGGCCCATGCTGCGGCCCATGCTGCGGCCCATGCTGCGGCCCATGCTGCGGCCAGTGCTGCGTCGTCACAAAGGCCGTTTGCAAACTGCTCAGCAACGTCCAGCGCATTCAAGCTGCGAGGGTCGGTCATCAGGTGCTGTACTTGGCGAGCAGCCCATACAGCGAGCAGACGAAAATCTCTGTCATGGTTTTTAACGGCCCGCATCGACCACAACGCGTCATCTAGGCCATTACTATCGAGGATAGTAAGTAGCGAAATAGGCTCGTCATCTGCTTTAGTTTTCCCAAGCGTCCCGAGAAGCTTTTTCCATCCCTCGGTGCACGGATCGCATTCCCGGATTTGGTTCAGCGTGGTTATAAATTTCATTGGTCTGACTCCTTTGTCTATTTGGTCAATGCTTCCATTACTTTTTTCAGGTCGTATCGCTTAGAAGCTCCGATGACGACATGGGGAATTTCGCCTCCCCTGGTCCAGCGCCTGACTGTCTCAACATTTACCGTCAATATTTTGGCCAAGTCTTTGGCCTTTAGCAGCTCGTTCATAACCCACCTTGTCAAAGTTGGCCAGTTCGACAAAGTACCGGCCACACACGCAATGTAGCGTTTTGTTGTATTTATGTCAAGCACAAAAAAGCCCCGGATGATTAGTCCGGGGCCTCGGTTACAGATGGTTGACGTTACGCGGTTTCACCAATGATCAGGCGCAGGCCCATGTCATCTTCCGGTGAAATGAAGCCTTCCAGCTCCAGGCGCTCGATGGCTTGTGTCGCCAGCGCTTCAGACAGGTCGAAGGAAACAATCAGGCCGCTTGCATATATCTCGCCGTCACGCACTGCCTTGGCGCGGATCTTTTCCAGCAGGTCATCGGTCAGCTCAGTAGGGTTATCCGAAAAATCATTGAGGCATCCAGATTCATCGGCGGTCACTTCTTTGGCTTCCTCGGCCTTTTTAGCTATGACCATTTCCCATCCGCCTTCCAGATCGCTACCAACAAACTCAACGACCCCTTCCGCAGCCAGTGCTGAAAGCAGGGCATTGGCTTTATTGAAACCTATGCTCAAGCGGTTTTGCAGGCCTGCAATGCTGGCGTTCTTGTTGGTCACAACAAAGTCGCGGGCCTTATCGAGCATTTCAGCTTCGATCACCACCGGCTTTGCTTCTGCCTTTGGCTTTGGATCGGCTTTTGCTTTGCGTACAGGCTTGGCTTTTTCAGAAGGATCTACCGTATCAACAGGCTCATCAATTGGCAGCGACTTCTGTTGCTTCTCGCCGCGGTGCGCGTCCATACCTTGCAAGAAGTCACGTTCATTCAGGATCACCAACACATCGGCTTGGTCGGTGGCCGCGTCAAGCAGTTCATGCTTCCACTCTTCTGTTGCGCTGACTTCACCGGTGACCTTGAGTTTCTTGCCAACCGCACAGCTTTTCAGGCTAAGGCGAACGGTTTTGGTAGCCTGCGCACCGATGATAGATACGGCGGTTTTGATCGCCTCCTTCAAGCCGTCCTGCATTTCAGCGATGGCCGCATCTTGCTGGATCTCTGACATATTCTTGAAGGCGACGGCGTGTTTTTTCATCTGCACCAGCATGAGGTCAAGCAGGTCATGCCCCATCAGCTCCTCGGCAAGCTCCATTGGAAGCAGGCCGTCACGGGTAGCGCGCTGAACGATTGCTTTATGTTCATATTTCATGGGATCTCGCTTTTTTGGTTGGGTTGGTCAAAGTGGTTGGCGCAGCTTTCACCGCGCCCGGTCAATCATTCCATCGAAAAATCTTCGTCAAACTCTTCATCGGGAATCGGGGTTTTAGCTTCGGCCACTGGATCGGCTTTTTTCTCCGGCTTAGCCTTTGGCTCGGGCTTAGCTTTCTGCTCAGATTTCACTTCCGGCTTGATCTCGCCTGTCGCAGTGTCAACCGTTTCAGCCTGACCACGGTCTACCGATTCACGCGGCTGCTCGGCCAGGTCAATCACAATGCCGTTCTCGATGATAGTGCCACGGCCTTCCTCGGCTGCTTGGCTGACAGCGAGCGCGTTGCTCATTTCGATGCTGCTCGGCATGTACTTGATGACCTGCAACAGCGGGATCTTGCGGCAATACATTTCCCAATTGCCATATGAATAATGGCGCTGGCCGACCTTATTGTAATGGTCCCGGTGTTTTCGGATCTTGCCGACAGTCCACAGCTCGATGATGGGCATCGACGAATCTTTGACCCAGCCTACCGCGTAGGCATGGGTGATATTGTCCGGTCCGTCGAGTTCGGTTTCGTTGTGAATGACCAGATCGCGGCGGGCACCATCGGTGAAGGTGTATTCCTGATCGCTCATAATCACGCCAGTGAACACTGTACCGCGCCCGGAGCGCGACACCAGATCAACCAAGCCTTTCCAGCCTGGAACAAAGGTGCAGGTGTCTTTGTACGGGATCAGGTAACCGGCGCCATTTACCCCAGGCTCAAGGCCAAGCTGTGCGGCGGTCATGATCGATGCAGCAATACTTTGGTGCGTACAGCGCTGAAGATGTTGCGAAGTACTGAATGCAGTCATCGCCAAGCGAGCCATACGGTCGCTGGTCAGGTGTTTCGGCAAAGCCAAAGCCAATTGCGGCTTTAGCTTGTCCATGAAATTGGAGAACTCGGTGACAGGCTTGGCGACACGCTGGGCGCCGACGGCTTGGCGTAGGTCATTCGTTGACATGGTAGATCCTCTATTTCAGGCGTAGGACGCGGCTGGCGCTGGTTTTTGTGTACTTCTTGGCGATTACCGGATGGGCAGCCCGGAAAGTGTTGATATCGAATCGGTCGGTGTTCTGAGACTTCCAGGTCAGCAGCTTGTCAGCGCCGAACTGTAATACCTGATGCTCACCGAGGAACAGCTTTATCAGGCTTTCCTGTTCTCCAATGTCAGATTCGATCAGCTTTAGGCGCTTTTTCAGATCCTTGAGTTCAAGGTAAGCGTCCCGCACTTCCACGGATGCCTGAATGACTGAGCCGTGATCCCACGGAAATAGGCGCTCGATATCTGATACGGTTTTGGCCGGTGGGGCATCCAGGCGCTGGATGCGATCCCACATTTCGATCTCAGCTTGGCGCAGGTATGTGATTACTTCGTCGTCGCGCTTGACGTGGTACAGGCGAAAATCATCAACGCCAATCAGGACCGGGAAGATTGTTTCCTGACTACAGCGGACCATCATCCCGTGTTGCGCCTGCGCGTTGTAATAGATCGGCACGTCATCGGTGTACTGCTCACCCCACGAACCTTTGCCATAAAAGTTGGCCGACTTGGCCTCTACGTTTTTGCCGTCGTCCGTTTCCGCGTCCAGCTCAGCAGCAAGAAAGGGCAGTTCCTTATCAAGGTGGCGGCGGCTGCGCTTGCCATCATCAAAGCGAAGTAGGCGAATTCCATGCTCATCTTCCAGCATGTCGAGAATGTACGGCTCAAGGCGATGGCCGCGCTTGAAGATTGCTGCTTTCTCAGGGGTGATCGGCTCGGGGCCGCTGGTTTTATCGAGGTACACATCCAACGCCGTACGCCAAGGCGATACGCCCAGGATTGCCGCTGCGTCTGATGATCCGATGTACGTCTTACGGTCGATATTTCCGACTGTTTGAGTGGTCATGGTCTGTTCCAATGGTCATTTGGTCTGGTCAATTATACAGCGTTGAATTGCGCCAGCAAGTAGAATAATTATTTCCGGAAAGAAATTAATGTTTATTTGCCGTAAAGCCAGCGCTGCAACTGACGGGCTGAGAATCCGGTCTTTTTCTCGATCTGATCCCAGGTCTTTTCATTTCCGCGCATCGCCTTTGCGATTTCTACAACTCCACCTTGTATCTGGCGCGGTGCACCACGACAACCCAGGGTGACGCCACGTTGTTTCAGGTAGCGCCGAACAGTTGACCTGGAAAATCCAACCTCTTCTGCGATGACGCCAGTTGATCGACCGGCGTTATACATGCGCACCATTTCATCGACCTTTCTTTCCATACCGGCAAGAAGGCGAGTCTCAATAGGATCTAGATTTTTCACGGATTCAACCTCTTAAATTCGTCAAGGCACGCGTTCCAGCCACGAGATAGAGAAAATTCAGAAAGAGGAATTTCAGCCGGAATAAACCTGTATTCAGGCAGCACCACCGCAATCGGCGCGGACTGCTCGGTGTAGAGCTTAATAACATTGCGCGCTTGGCCCGACTCGATGGCCCACTGCGGTGGCGCTTCACGTTCAATACAAGCCTT